TGCATAATTTCCAGAACCAATTACTTCTAAAATTGGTGGAGTTGTATATTCAGATCCTTTGTTTACAATATAAACATCCGAAATTTCTCCATTATCATTTACAATTGCTTCAATTGAAGCATTTTTTCCAGTTTGAAGAGTTACTTCTGGCCTTCTTATTAAGTTTATGATATTTGCAACACCATAACCAATGCCACCTTTTCTCAAAAATACATTTTCAACTTTACCACTCACAGTAGCATATGCAGTTGCAGTATAATATGACGGAATTGTTGTTGATGAAATACCAGTATTTCCAAAAATACTTACAGTTATTGGTGGATAATTGAATGTATGTGTTCCTACTCCAATATTAGTTAAATTTGTATAAATTTTGTTGTCATAATCTGTATTGCTTACACTTGAAGCAGTTCCAGCATAACTTAATTTAAATTTATTTTCATCTATTACTGTCACTTTATAATAATTTGAAGTTGACAATCCAGATATTGTAGTACCATCAACAGAATATGTTAGTACGTCACCATTTTTATAATTATGATTTATTGCAAAAATATAATCATCATAAGTGTTTATACCAACAAAAGTTTTAAATATATCTTTTTTCTCTGAAGGTGGATATGCAATAGAATCAACTACTACTTTTTTATTTGAATATGTACTTCCTGGATTTTGAATTGAAATTCTATCAATAATATTTTTAAATTTTGAAGACTTAAAAGTGTGTGTTTGGTTTCCAAAAGATATAAAATCTATAAGATTTGTTTTTGTTAATGCATTTTCTTTTGATGCTGCAATAGAAAATGATTTATTATCAGTTTTTGAAATATAATAAAATGTATTATTTGTTAAACGAGATGTTGTAAATCCAACATTTGTACTTCCAATTCCAATTGGAAGACCAGAAGAAGTATAAATTACTTCTTCCCCATCAAAAAATTTGTGATCATCATCTAAATTAATTGAATTTGAAATTAAATTAACTTTAAAATCAGAGAAAGACACAAAATGTTGATATGAGGTCATTTTTGCTTCAGCAACACAACCAGATCCATTACCTCCTGATATTTTTACTATTGGCAAATCAATATAATCAAATCCAGGATTTTCTAAAATTATTTCTTCAATACTTCCAGATAAATGTGGATATGCTTCTGCTCCAGATCCAGATGAATCTAAAATTGAAATAGTTGCAGGATTTACGACATCATAATTTGATCCATTTTCTAAAACATTAATTTTTTGTAATTGTCCATAGAATACAGAATCATTTGAGATTGGGGAATGCAATTCCACACCATTCAAAGAAACTCCAATTGGACCATATAATAGTGAATTGTTTGTATTTTTTTCTGGATTTTTTAAAATTCTTTTAAAATTATCTTGATTTTTTAAATTATTTCCATAAAGATCTGCTAGTGTAATTGTATTTGTACTATCTCCAGATCCATTAAAATTTAAAAAATTATTTGAATATATGTTCAATCTACTTAAAGATAATTGGATAGAATTATCGTTCAATTTATTTACATAATAATAACCAGATGATATGCCAGTTATATCCGAAGATGCTTCTAGATAAATTTTATCTCCAGTAATGAATCTATGAGAACTAATATTAATTGCACCTGAAGATGCAGAGTTTGAAGTAAACGTTTTTGATCTGTTAGTTGTTTCTAATGCACTATATGATGGATAACCAGAAAATGCAATATAAGTATTTTTATCTTCATCAATAAATGAATTTTGAATATCTGCAAGAAGACTATTTAAATTTAAATTACTAGAAACAAAATTTAAATTTTTCTTAACATAATATTCTGTATTACTATCTAAAGATCCTGTTGCAATTTTAAATTGAGTAGAATTTAATACACTAGAAACTTCAGAAGAACTTACTGTTGTTGAATTTGTTAATTTGTTGATAATATCTACACTATTTCCTTTTTGTAGAAAATGTGGAGATTTTGTTGTTATTGTATTTGACGCTGCATCTACAGATTGAGTTTCTACGTATGAAATATTATTATGAAACCAAGTAGAAAACTTTTTATCATCTAATGAAGTTTTCTCGCCAATATATTTTAATTTGATTTTATCACCAGGAAGAAAATATTTTGTATTATCAACTCCAGTAGAAATGTCTGAAATTGTACCAACAACCCTCATTCTGCATATTAAGTTTATATCGTTATTTTCATAACCATAAACAAAATTATCATCTATAATAGGTGTATTTTCATTTAATGGAGTTGTAAGTTCACTACAACCAAAAAATTGATTATGAGATTTTGATGTGTATTCAATTTGAGTGTATGTATTATTTTCTTCATTCAAATAATAAAAATTACCAGAATCTTTAAATCCAATAGTGGAATCTACAGTAACGATATCGGAAGATGGTGTACTTCCAATTACTTTAGTCTTATTGCTAATTAAAAAATTTCCATTAACAGTAGATTTTGGAAAACTGATTTTATGATATCTTTTATTTCCCAAATAAACATCTTCCACATTTGATATTGCTCCACTTGCAGTAGGAAAATCAAAAGAATTTTGATATAGGGTAGTTTCTTTAAGATTGGTTGGATTTCCATTTAAAGATTCTACTATCATTTCATCAACACTTATCCATTCTGCTTCTGATGGAGATATTGTATTGTCAAATGGTTTTATAATTTGGACATTTTTTCCAAATAAAATTTTAAATAGAATTTTGATAGCACTATCAGTTCCCTTTGAACTATAAAAATCTTTTGCTCTAGTTAAAATATTTTCAACAGATACTCCAGGAGCAAAAGATCTATTTTCAAATCCAGGTAAAAATTGATATTTGTATTTTTTGAAAAATTCTTGTACAAATATAGAACTTAAATTACTAACTAACGATCCAGAGAAGTGCTCTTCTGCATCAGTTGAACTAAAAGTTAAAAATTCTGGATTGCCTTCAGTTTCGATTTGGGAAATACCACTAAAACCACGAATACAACCAGTAAAAGAATTTGTTGTAATTCCAGTATAAGTGATAATTTCATTATTAACTTTCAATAACCCATATTTTGAAGGAAATCCAATAGTTGTGTTTACATTAATTGTATCATCAAATGCCAATACATCAGAAGTTAAACTTATAGAAATTGTGGATAATCCAACATTGCTATAAGTATCAATATGCTTATACGAAGGGATATTTTCTGCTAGATTTACAATAGAATATTCAAATTCTTGAGAAATATAATATTGATTTAAAAATTCTCTAAATAAAGGATTTTCTTCATTCAGAAATTCTGGAATTTGATTCTCAACAATATTTGAAATTTTAACTTTGTTTTCTAACATCTTTATCTCGTATACTTTTTATTGCTTGTGTAACTAGAAGGTGGAACGTAGGAATTTCCAGATTTGTTGGACCCAGAAGATATGGGATCTTCTATAAGATTTAGTAAACTATTACTTGTAGTATCTAGAACAATATAAAGATTTTCTTTTGCAATAATGTCATTTGAATCTGGAATAACTTCAACTTCAATTCCAACAGAAGATGATGTGGATGTAATAGTTAAAGGATATAATATAATTTCTCCTCTTTCATAGTTTACTGCTCCTGCATTATCATTAATAAAGTTTGGAGATCCATTAATTAAGGTAAAAAATTTAATTTTTCCTTTTTTTCCTGTAGGATCATCTGGAAGATCAGTCAAATAAACATCACCATCCACTCCACTTATTCTAAATGATGTTGAACGGATGTTGAATCCATAGATATCTGCGTGAAATTTATTCACAAAACATAATTCATAATTGGCAAGCACATTATATGCAGGAGAAAGATTTCTTCTCATTTTTAAAAGAGTAATATTTGAAGTTATACCCTTGTCTACGTTATCAATTAATGAAATCATCTTACTATATTTAATTCTTCCACCAAATGAGTTAATATCGGAAGATTTTGAATACAAATTAATCGTTGATTGTATTCTTGTGTATAAATTTTCTTTATTTGATACAAAACTTGGATCATATGATACTGTTGAATCATATTCTACGTACAAATATTTTAAATCAATAAATTCTTGTTTAATTCCTGCTACTGTATACTTTTTTAAATTATTTTTGATTGAATTTTTTGTAACATCGGAGAGAATTTCACCATTTTTTGGTTTAATTGTAATGTAAACTTTACCATATTGTGGAGGATCAAGTTCTTCTCCACCATATGCACTCACCGAATCAACATTTGAGTATAAAAATGGAATTAGACTCGTATAATCATTGGACGTAACTGCCCTGTATTGCGATGCGTAGACCCTTGGAGCAAGATATTTGATCGTATCTATGGATTCAATACCATCTCCGTTTTCGGACGATTGTAGGGTAGTAAGAAGAGATATGCCAGAAGTAACTGGTTTATCAATTCCGTTCTCTACATAGGATAAATTACCAGAAAATGTGAAATTTGCACTACCATTACCATCAATTCCGTTTGTTACAATGTATGACGCGGTAATTGTACTACCATTTTCTGGATTTTTGCCAAAAGTGTTATCACCAAACAAAATTTGATACTTTTCATCATCAATTTCTTGAATTAAAAAGATTTTTGAGTTTGATTCTACTGTAAAAATATTTGTATAGAGCTCATAATTTTCTGTTGTGGTGCCAGTAACAGAAACTCTAACTGTTGAAGTGTCAATATTTGCATTTGGTAAGATATATTTTGCATTTCCTTGTGAATTATCTACATTAAACGTCTTTCTTAAAAATGTCCCTTCATAAATCTCAACATTATTAAATGTTGCAATCCCATTACCATCTGGAGTAACAGAAATGTCCTCTGGAATTGAAAAAATATAGTTTCCACCTTGAACTGACCCTAAAGCAACTACGCCAGCATTTAATTTTACTAATCTTGTATTAATATTACTAACATCTACGCTAAAACTAATCTTTGCTTTTGCAGATTTAACAGATCTTGGCACATAACCAATATTTCTTGCCAAAGAAACTACATTTTCTCTTAATGTGGAGCTATCAATGAATGACTCATTGATAGCCATATTAGTATTATATGATGTAATGTAACTATTATAAGCAAGAAGATCAATTAAAACTGAAAAATTGGATCCTTCAAAGTCAAAATCAGTAAAATTGGGATTTGCTCTCAGATAATCTTTAATCTGAGTTCTTAAATCATTAAAATCTAAATTTGTAAACTGATTGAAGGACATTATACTCTTGTTGGTTGTAAGATGAATTCTATATTTTGTGTCGGAAATGGTAACCCAACAATATCATAAGAAATATTGATGTTTAAATCATTTGTATCTTCTGGTTCGTCAATAAAAACAGTTCTCAATTTTATTCTAGGTTCAAAATTATTCAACAATGATGTAATTTCTTCTTGTAAAAATGAACTTATGCCTGAATTTTGCAAC